TAAAGGATCCAGCAGCATCATTAAAGGCAGCTAATTTACCACCATGGAAAAAAGATTGGGAAGAAATTCTCGATCTTGGTATTGATGTTTTTAAATTGCATGGCAGAGAAAATGCTATGAGATTAAAAGAATCTATGGATATAATCAAACGATGGAATAAGGATGAAGAACTTTTATTCCCAGAGTTTGAAGAGTATATGGAGGATACATCAATAGCAGAGAGACCTATTGATGTTTGGAGAGATAAGATTAAGACGTGTAAGTTTGATTGTTGGGATTGTCATTACTGTGATACTGTAGCTAAGAATTACGTAGATAAGAAAGGATTATCTTTACATCCCTATGTTGAACGTGTGTTAAAATCTATAGATGATGCTGCAATGTTTAAGAGTGGATTTGAGCATCGTTATACTATACCAGGATTTACATCTAATAGAGTTCGTCATTTCTTGAATAACTTATGTGCAGAATCTCCAACAGTATACTTAGAATTGGGTTGTTATACTGGTAGTACTTTCTATGCAGCTACACATAAAAATGGTGTAATAGCAGCATATGCTGTTGATAATTTTGAAACAAAAGAATTAGAACCTTTCCGTGAGGAAGTTCTATTACCAAAATCAAAAGATCCTAAAAAGGAATTCTTATCTAATTTCTATCATCCTAACTGGACTTTAATAGAAAAGAATATACCAGAACTAATTGCTTCTGATATTCCAAATAAACCTAATGTTATTTTCTATGATGCAGATCATGATCATGTTAATCAATTAGCAAACTTAAATTCAGTTCTTGATCTTTTTGCAGATGATTTTATACTTGTTTTAGATGATGCTAATTTCCAAGGAGTAGTATCTTCTGCTGATGAATTTGTAGAAACAAATAATCTAAGACCACTATTTCGTAGGAAAATTTTAACATCTGTAGTTGAAGATGATAAGGATTGGTGGAATGGTCTTTATATACTTGTACTTTCTAAGTCATGACTCCATCATTTATCGAAGAGTATCAATTAGAAGATCTCACTATATGTGATTCATTACTAAAGATGTATGAAGATGCATCTGCTAAAGGTCTTGCTTATAGAGGTAAATCTGGTAATGGTAGAGTTCAAGAAGAAGTTAAAAAAAGCATGGATTTCTGGCTACAGGATGCAGATAAACTTACATCACCAGCACAGATAAATGAGTTGTATAGATGGTTTGACTATAGAGAACAACTAAATGATTTCATTGATTTATATCTAGATAAGTTTAAATTCAATGAATTTGGTGGAACTTTTACATCTAGAATGTTTCCACAAATACAACATTATAAACCAGGTGAAGGATATTATGAATGGCATATAGATGGTGCACAATTAACTGGATGTGAACGTGCTATGGTTTATATGACATATCTAAACGATGTCACAGAAGGTGGTGGAACTATGTTCTACCATCAGGATTATACAGTTAAACCTGTTAAGGGTAAGACAGTTATATTTCCTGCAGCATATACTCACGTACATAAAGGTGAGATATCTCAAACTCAACACAAATACATTATCACAGGATGGCTATGGTGGCAATAATAAACCCCAATGATTTCAGAATAAGAACTGGTATTTATCCTAAAGTTATTAATATAGGCAATACTAATAGTAGGATTGTTGTTATTGATGATTTCTTTTTATACCCAGATAAGGTTAGAGAGTATGCCCTCAACTGTAAGTACTTTAAAGATCCTGAGATACCAAAGAATCCAGGATATATTAATTACTTTGGGTTCAATGAATTACAGGTTCTGAAGTTAACAGGTATGTTAAAGGAATCCTTTATGGGAGATTTTAGAACTTCTCATAGTTCTTTTGCTCCAGTAGTATCATTGCAAATGTATGATGAAATAGGAACTCAAATGCCTCATGTTGATTATTTTCATTATGCTGGTATATGTCCACTTAATATTAATGAGCATCATGCTGAAGAATCTTCTGGCACTCACTTCTACAGGTATAAGAAAACTGGAGAAGAGTATACAGCACTAGCAAATTACAGGCACAAAGAGATTCTTAATTCAGAACTAGAAGATTGGGAGGTATACCACACCCAGTATCATAAGTATAATCAATATATATTCTATGAATCATCATTATTCCATTCAGCACATTGGGATAAAAGTACTTGGCATTCAGATGAACCAAGGATGACATTCAATACCTTCACTTGGTAACCCTTATAAATAAATACGTTAATCATTCAAAACTATGGCAAATTCCGAAATGATAGATCAGTTCAAGACACAACTTGAAGGAGTTGTAGCAAAGATCCGTGAACTAGATACAGAAATAAACACTAAGAAGGAAGAATACTTTCGTCTTCAAGGTGCAATAGAAGCATTACAAATGGCAGATGGTGGTGGAACTCCAGAAGTTGGAGAAGATACATCCAACAGAGGAGTTGCTCCTGAAACTATCGCCCCAACAAATAGTACAGCATCAGTAATTCAATAGGGATTAGTTGTCTGCTAAATATAGGTAGAGGAATGTTATGTCTGGGAATAAATGGCACAACCTACTACCAAAGCAGAACTAAAAGATTATTGTTTAAGACGATTAGGTGCACCCGTATTGGAAATCAATGTTGATGATGATCAGGTTGATGACCTAATAGATGATGCTATTCAATTGTTTCAAGAACGTCACTTCGATGGTGTCGAGAGGATGTTCTTGAAGCATAAACTTACAGCGTCTGATGTTGCTAAGTTTAGAGGATTAGATCAAGAACAATTACTAGGAACCGCTACAGGTGCAATACTAACCGTAAAGGTAGTGGAACAGGGTACTGGATACACTACTGGTACTTCTGCTGCTTATACTGGTGGTACAGGAACAAGTGCTACTTTTGATATTACTGCAGTAGACGGTCAGATATCAGAAGTAGAGATAAGTGCTACTGGAACAAATTATCTTGTAGAGGATGAGATTACTTTTACAGGTGGTGGTGGTAATGCTAAGATAGAAGTTACAGGTGTACAAGAGCAAACAGAATGGGAAGAGAGAGATAATTATTTGCAGATACCACCTCAGGTATTAGGTATTAATAGAATCTTTGGTGTTAAGGGAAGTAATATAAGAAGTAATATGTTTGGTTTAGAATATCAATTGTTCCTGAATGATTTGTATCAGTTCGGGTCTGTTGATATTCTTTCTTATTTTATGACTAAGACATATCTTGAGACATTAGATATGGTCTTAAATAATGGAGCATTTATACCTTTCAGATTCAATAGACGTTCTGATCGTTTATATATTGACACTGATAGATTAATGCTAGATGAGGGATCTTATATAATTCTTGATTGTCATAGGTTGTTAGATCCAACAACTTATACTGAGGTTTATAATGATCCTTTCTTAAAGAAATATACTACTGCACTTATAAAAAGACAGTGGGGGCAGAATCTTATTAAGTTTAAAGGTGCACAATTACCTGGTGGTATAACCATGAATGGTAGAGAGTTATATGAAGATGGTAATTCAGAAGTAATGAAGATTGAATCTGAGATTACTACTACATATGAACTTCCACCTAACTGGGAAATAGGTTAATGGCTAAGAATACATACTTCACCCATGGTACTAGGAATGAGCAGATTCTTCAATCGAATCTGGTAGATGAATATCTAAAGATGTTTGGATTGGATATTGTTTATATCCCTAGAAAACTAGTAAGGAAGGACACTATATTAAATGATGAAGTTATCTCAGAATTTAATGATAGTTATATTATGTCTGGTTATCTTGAGAACTTCTCAGGGTTTGATGGTAATGGAGATTTCTTAACTAAGTTTGGTATTCAATCTAGTGATGAGATAAACTTAGTAATATCTCGTGGTATGTATGAAGATTTTGTTGCATATTCAATGACTGGAGCAGAGAATGTTGAGGTAGGAAGTAGACCACAAGAGGGAGATTTAGTATGGTTTCCTTTGTCTGCTAACTTATTTGAAATTAAATTTGTAGAACATGAGGATCCTTTCTATCAGTTCGGTAAGTTATATACATATAAACTTAAATGTGAATTGTACCAGTACAGTGGAGAAACTGCTGGTGCAGATGGCATACTTGATAGTCAGGTAGATGAAGGGTTTGTTGTTAAATACTATTATAATAACCTTTCAGGATCACCATCAATAGGTGAGACAGTAACTGGTAGTGTTACTGGTACTACTGCTAGAGTTAACAAATGGAACTCTGCAGAATCTTGGGTAGAACTAAGTGCATTTGATGGAGAGTTTAACATTGGTGAGACACTCACAGGATCTGATTCTGGTTTCACTATAAATATAACTACATTCGATGAGCTTAACATTAAGGACGCTTATGCAGATAACCTAGATTTCGAGACATTAGGTGATAACCTTCTCGATTTCACTGAGGTTAATCCGTTTGGCGAATTTGGAAATAGGAGTTAATTATGCTAGGAACTTACAATTACGATCAAATTATACGAAAGACAGTTATTGGATTCGGTACGCTATTCAATAATCTTGAGATTCGTAGATACAATGATGATAACACCACTTATCAAAGGATGAAGGTGCCTCTTGCTTATGGTCCTCGATCAAAATTCTTGGCAAGATTGACAGAGCAACCAGAACTTGGTAGACCTAATGCAATATCTCTACCTCGTATGTCATTTGAAATGAATGGTATTTCATATGATTCTTCTAGGAAACAGAGTCCAATAAACTATACTACCACTGGTGGAGATCCAACTAAAGGTGTTAAGAAGACATTTGTACCAGTTCCATATAATCTTGGATTTGAACTGAATGTAATCACTAGGACACAAGAAGATTCACTTCAGATCACAGAGCAAATACTTCCAACATTCCAACCAGCATTTAACTTATCAATTAAGTTAGTAGAGGAAGCAAATATAATTAAGGATGTCCCTATCATTTTAAATAATGTATCTTTTGTTGATGATTATGAAGGTGACTTCTCTGATAGAAGAACTATCATTTGGACATTAGATTTTATAGTTAAGACATACATTTACGGTCCTACAACTGACGTTGGATTCATTAAGAAAGCAATCACTAAGGAGTACAGCGATACTAATCTTAATACACCAGGACGTTATCGTAAGTATGAGGTTACACCTAAGGCGAAGATAGATAAGAATGCTGATAACGTCATTGACGCTATTGATGATTCACTTCTAGTTCCTGGTGATGACTTCGGTTTCAATGAAACTTCTGGTTTCTTTGAGGATGTATAATGGATACAAGTGGTATTGAGAAGAGTTTAAATGTAGCAGCTGAAGTAGTTCCTGCAGATAAACCTAGACCAAAGAAGAAGGAACGTGAAGTTAATATCGAAAAGGATATTAAAAAAGATTATGATTACTCACGTGGTCAATTATATGATGTTATAGAAAAGGGTCAGGAAGCATTGAGTGGTGTCTTAGACGTTGCTAATAATACTGACCACCCTAGAGCATTTGAGGTTGCAGGTCAATTAGTTAAGAGTGTTTCAGACGCTACTGAGAAGTTAATAGATCTTCAAAAGAAAATGCAAGACCTAGAAGAAGGTCCAAAGAAATCAAAGGTTACTAACAATAATGCTTTGTTCGTTGGATCTACAGCAGAACTGTCGAAACTGTTAAAGCAAGGTCTTATAGATAATAAATAA